TTTGGAGCATCACCGGGAGAAGAGAGACACCCTATATAATACGCGTGCGCGCGTATTTTGGTCGGGTCCTTAAAGACCTAAGTATACGGACAGGAGGCAGAAAACGCAGATGGGAGGGAAATGGATGATCCGCACCTACAAGTCCGGGAGGGTAATCGAGAAGAGCAAGTTCTGGGTGCCGGCACAGGCGAGGCCCAGAGCAGGCCGGGTGAAGAACAACACGAGCGCCGCCAAGCGCGACCAGAACGCAAGGCGGGCTGTGCGCACGCTGGCGCGCACGATCAACTGCAACTTCGGGGCGAAGGATCTGTTCGTCACGGCGACGTTTGACGACGGGACACTGGCGCAAATCGGCGGGGACTACGCGCAGCTCACGCGGCTGCTGGGCAACTTCATGAAGCGGCTCAAGCGGAAGGTGCGCCGGGAAGGCGCAGAGCTTCGGTGGGTGGCCTGCCCCTCCGCGATGGACGGAGAAACGGGCAAGCCCGTGCGCCTGCACGTACACATGGTGCTCAGCGGCAATGGAATCCGGTGGGAGGACGGCCAGTGGATGGTCGGGAGCGAGACGCTCGGCTCCATCTGGGCGATGGGCAGTCTCTACGCGGAGCCGCTGCGCGGGCAGGGCGACTATACGCCGGTGGCGGTCTACATGCTGCGCCAGGCGCGCCGCGACGTGCCGGACGCGAAGAAGTACAGCTGCAGCCGGAACATGAAGCAGCCGGAGATCACCGAGCGCGTGGTACATACGGGCCGGGCACTGCGCCAGCCCGCGCGGGCCTATCTGCTGGAGAGCAGCGCATACGATGCGGAGATGGGCTGCCACTACATCCGCTATCTGGCGCCGGAGGGAAAGCACGATGCAGACGAAAGATAGCGCGCGGGCGGTCTGCCCGTGGTACGAGTGGAGCACGGAGAAGCTGATCGTCTGCGCGGGGACAGAGCCGGGGCAGACGATCCGGATGCAATTCCGGGGGCGAAAGAAAAAAGAACAATGGTTCGAGCGCTGCTGCGCCGGGTACGACTACGGGAAATGCGTGGTCTGCCGGGCGCTGACGGCGCACAGCGAAGAGACATAGCCGCGCGGGGAGACCTGCGCGGCCTTCCGGCATACGCCAGCGGGGAGAAATTGCCGCCGCCCGGCGGTTACAATGGGCAGGAAGGGGCGGTGAGCGCATGGCACAGGCCAAGCTGAGCGAAAAGCGAAAAAAGAAGATCATCGCGGACTACGCGGTGGAGGGCAGTTACCGGGCGGCGGCACGGAAAAACGGCGTGAGCCCGAACACGGTGCGGCGGCTGGTGCTGGCGGATCCGGAGAGTGCGCGGGCTGCGCAGGACAAAAAAGGCGCGTGCGCGCGCGATATATTGAGCTACATGGACGGGCAGAGGGACACCGTGTGCAGCATCATCGGCACAGGACTGGAGGTTCTGTCGAGCCCTGAGCGGATGGCGACGGCGAGCCTGCGCGACATCACAACGGCGATCGGCACGCTGATCGACAAGTGGACGATGGCGGCGCAGGCCGGACGCAGCCGCGAGCCGATCACAATCGAGATGCCCGAGAAGGCGAAGGAGTACGGCGAATGAAGCTGGTCATTGACGGGCCGAACGAGAAACAGGCGCTTTTTCTGCTGGACAAGCACAAGTACATCGCATACGGCGGGGCGCGCGGCGGCGGGAAGAGCTGGGCCGTGCGGACGAAGGCGAAGCTCATGGCGCTGCGGTATCCGGGGATCCGGCTTCTGATCGTGCGCCGGAGCTACCCGGAGCTGATCAACAACCACATCAACACGCTGCGCAAGGAACTGCTGGGCATCGCGAAGTACAACGACAAGGACAAGGTGCTGCGGTTTATCAACGGGTCGACGATCAACTTCACATACTGCGACCGGGACCAGGATCTCGACCGGCTGCAGGGCGTGGAGTACGACGTGATTTTTCTGGATGAGGCGACGCAGCTATCGGAATACCAGATGAAAACGATCGTGGCATGCGTGCGCGGCGTGAACGACTTTCCGAAGCGGGTATATTTCACCTGCAACCCCGGCGGGCAGGGACACGGATACATCAAGCGGCTGTTCATCGACCGGCGGTTCGAGAGTGGGGAAAACCCGGCGGATTATGCGTTCATTCAGGCGCTCGTGCGCGACAACACGGCGCTGATGCAGACGCAGCCGGAATACATCCGGCAGCTGGAGGCACTGCCGCCGCATCTGCGCGAGATGTGGCTGGAGGGGCGCTGGGACGTATTCGCGGGGCAATTCTTCGAGGAGTTCCGGCTGGATCCGGATCCGGCGCTCTGCAAGCTGGCGGGGGTCACGCCGGAGGAGGCGGCGCAGCAGCACCGCTTCACGCACGTGATCGCGCCGTTCCGCATCCCGCGCGGGTGGAAGATCTACCGCAGCTACGACTTCGGATACAACAGGCCGTTCTCGCTGGCATGGTGGGCCGTGGACTACGACGGGGTGCTCTACCGGATCAAGGAACTGTACGGATGCACGGGCGAGCCGAACGAGGGCGTGCGCCAGACGCCGGACGAGCAGTTCCGGCGGGCGGTGGAGATCGAGCGGACGGATCCGCTGCTCGCGGGGCGCAAGATCGAGGGCGGCGTGGCCGACCCGGCCTGCTGGGACACATCGCGCGGCGAGAGTGTACAGGAGACGGCGGGGCGGTACGGCATCTACTTCGAGCCGGGGGACAACGCCCGGATTGCGGGATGGATGCAGTGCCACTACCGGCTGCAGTTCGACGCGCAGGGATATGCGCGGTGCTACATCTTCGACACATGCAAGGACTTCATCCGGACGATCCCGCTGCTGATGTACGCAAAAACGAAGCCGGAGGACGTGGACACGGAGCTGGAGGATCACGCGGCCGATGAGTGGCGGTACATGTGCATGTCGCGGCCGGTGGCGCCGATTCTGCGCGAGGAGAAGGAGACGCCGTGGGCGGATCCGCTGAACCAATACGAACGAAAGTGAGGAGCACACATGGACGAGGTACAGGCCGGGAAGATCGGCCGGGAGCAGCTGCTGGAGTGGACAAAGATTCTCGAGCAGTACCGCGCGGGCAAGGCCAGCGTGGACGCGCGGGCCATCAGCGCGGAGAGCTGGTGGAAGCTGCGCAACTCCGGCGAGGAGGACAGACAGGACGGCATCGCGCGCGACGGATTCCGGTCGCGATCGGGCTGGCTGCACAACGTGGTGACGAACAAGCACGCGGACGCGATGGAGGCCTATCCGGAGCCGGTGGTGCTGCCGCGTGAGCCGGGCGACCGGCAGGAGGCGCAGACGCTGTCGGCGATTCTGCCGGTGATTCTGGAGCAGAACCAGTTTGAAAAGACCTGGTCGGAGGCGATGTGGCAGAAGCTCAAGATCGGGACGGGCTGCTACAAGGTCGTCTGGGACGGAAACAAGCTCGGCGGGCTCGGCGACATCACGGTGACGCGGGCGAACCTGCTGAACCTCTTTTGGGAGCCGGGCAAGAGCGACATCCAGCAGTCGCGGTATGTGTTCCAGACGGAGCTGGCCGACCGGGATCTCGTGGAGGAGGCATATCCGCAGTGCAAGGGGAAGCTCAAGGGCGACATCTTCACGGCGAAGAAGTTCCTCTACGACGATACTGTCCCGACGGACGGGAAGGTGACGGTCATTGAGGTCTACTACCACGTGGGGAAGATCCTGCATTACTGCAAGTACGTGGGAGACGTGGTGCTCTACGCGACGGAGAACGAGACGGACGCGCCGACGCGCACGGTGGTGCAGCCGGGGCCGGACGGCCAGCCGGTGACGCTGGAGGCCCCGGCGGGGCGGCCGATGGCGGAGACGGGGCTTTACGACCACGGGAAATATCCGTTCGTGCTGGATCCGCTGTTCCCGGTGGAGGGCTCGCCGGCGGGTTACGGATATGTCGACCTGTGCAAAAACCCGCAGACGGAGATCGACCTGATGCGCACGGCGCTGGTGAAAAACACGATCTCAGGCGCGACGCCGCGCTACTTCGTGCGGCAGGACGGCGCGATCAACGAGGCGGAGCTGCTGGACGTGAACAAGCCGGTCGTCCACACGACGGGAAACCTCGGGGAGGATTCGATGCGGGTGCTCGACTACACGCCGCTGCCGGCGAACTACGTGGCGATGCTGCAGGAGACGGTACAGGAGCTGCGCGAGACGAGCGGCAACACGGAGACGGCATCCGGCTCGACCTCGGCGGGCGTGACGGCGGCGAGCGCGATCGCGGCGCTGCAGGAGGCAAGCGGCAAGGGCTCACGCGACAGCACGAAGAGCGGCTACCGCGCGTACCGGGAGATCGTGGGGCTTTGCATCGAGCTGATCCGGCAGTTTTACGACGCGCCGCGTCAGTTCCGTATCACGGGAGAGAACGGGCAGGAGCAGTTCGTGAGCTACGACAACGCGGGGCTGCAGCCGCAGGCGCAGGGCGAGATCTCCGGGGTGGACATGGGATACCGCGTGCCGGAGTTCGACATCTCGGTGCAGGCGCAGAAACAGACGGCCTACACGACGATGGCGCAGAACGAGCTGGCGCTGCAGTTTTACCAGCTGGGCTTTTTTAACCCCCAGCAGGCAGACCAGACGCTCCTGTGCCTGGACATGATGGAGTTTCGGGGCAAGGAGGACGTCGTGGCGAAGATCCGGCGGATGGGGACGCTATACGACCAGATGCAGATGCTGCTGCAATACGCGGCGACGCTCGCGCAGAAGGCGCAGGACGCCGGGGCGCTGGCGCAGCTGCAGAGCATCGCGGCGGGCATGGGCGGCCAGCTGGCGCAGGGACAGCCGGTGGAGATGCCGGG